CAGTCGAGTTCATGGATGAATATAATTTACGAGGTACAGGCACACCTTTATCGGAATCCATCCAACCATTTGTGAACCGAATAAATCAGGACTATGCCCACCTCTCATGTGCCGTCTATTTCGACTCAAGGTATTGGTTGGCAGTTCCATTGGACTCAGCACCTGGGCGGGGAGATGCCACTAAGCTCAATGCGATCATCGTATATAATTTTATCAACGGAGGATTTGAATCAATCGACCAGGTGAACTCCACCGAGTTTGCTATCCGAGATCTGATCGTTGCCCGTGAGGGTGCACAGAACGCTTTATATTTAACCACCGAAGAAGGTGGAGTTCATAAGGTAGATGGTTTTGAGGGAGGCGATGTTGTTTCCTTAACTGCCGGGCAGGCTCAATCGGAAACAATTCCAGTGGTCAGTCAGTTGACCACCCGCCAATACGATGCTGACTCCCTGGACCGTAAAACCTTCAGCCGAGCCGAGCTTCATGTAAAATCGAATAGCGGCTTTTCTACTGATGGCGACATCCAATTTATCGCCGAAGATCCTGACTCTACGACTCAATCCACAAGCATATCAACATTGCTCCGTGGTAATCTTCCTGAATCCGAGGAGGCATCGGTAAGGCTTAGACTTAATAAGAGGGGATTCGGAATACAGGCAGACTTTCAACCAACGAATGGCAGACCCTACCTTCGGTCCGCCAAGGTGGACGCTAGAATTACAGACCGATCCACCACATCAGTTTCATAGGAGAAAAATAAAATGGCAGTATTACAAACAGGACAATCATTCTCATCGGGCGATCAGGTGACCGCAACTAAGTTGCAGGACATCGCAAACTTGGCAACCTTCCGAACAGGTGCTAATCAGACAGCAGATGATTCCACCATTCAGGTCGATGGATCAGGTGGATATTTAAAGGTTAAATCAGCAGGCATTAGTTCAAACGAACTGGCGACTAACTCAGTCATTACTGCCAAGATTCAGGATGGAGCAGTGACTGCGGCCAAGCTAGATACTGGGGCAGTGAGTGTTCTTATGCCGACAGGTACGATTTTAACATATGCTGGTACAGCCGCTCCTACTGGTTATCTACTATGTGATGGTTCAGCTATCAGTAGAACTACAAATTCGGATTTATTTGGATTAATTGGAACAACCTACGGCGTAGGAGATGGGTCCACCACATTTGCTCTACCCGACCTTCGAGGCCGAGTAATTGCTGGTCAGGATGACATGGGAGGATCTTCTGCTAACAGATTAACTGATGCACAGGCAGATCAGTTAGGCGGAACATTAGGTGCAGAAGCGCATACTTTACTTACAGCAGAGATACCAAGTCATACGCATTTTGTGGCGAAAAATGTAACAGTTAATGAGACCGGTTCTCTTTCGGCTAGTAATTATGTGGCAGATAACGCTACCCAAGCTGGATCAACATATGAGTCCTACGAGCTAAGACCATCTGGCAGTGAAGCAGATGTCGGTCTCTCTTCTTCAACAGGTGGCGACCAAGCGCACAACAATGTCCAGCCAACCATCATTTTAAATTATATCATCAAAACCTGATTTATTATGGATATCTTCGACAAACTATTTAACCGGGAGCCAAAGGCAGAACCAATGCCTGACCCTAACATGAAAAGAATCTCTGAGATGTCAGGCAAGCTATCGGCACAGGATCGCCAGTTACTTGACGATATGGTTTACCTGCAAGAATCTCGCAGTAAAATTATGAATCCAAAACCTCCACAGGGCGAGAAGTTGGCTTACATAAACCCAATGGAGGAGGAGATTCTCAGAAACTCAGGAGCATCGACTCCGAATATGACTCCTGAAGGGATTCCATCCTTTGCACCCGATGATCCTCTTAAACAAGCCGCCTCTCTTCTTAACTCAGCGGCACCGCAGGGAGAATCGCTCGCTTATATAAATTCGGAAGAGGCAGAAATGCTAAAGGATGCCGGTGGAGCAGGTGAGCCGGTAAACAGTTCAGGCGTTCCATCATTCTTTCTCAATAAACTCTTTGGAGGTGGAAAAGCACCTCCTCCCATGCCAAAACTAGATGTCGGTAAGTCGGCTCGCGATTATGTCAATGCGATGTCTGACCCTGCGATTCAAGGCAAACTTTTACAGACTCGTCAGACATACGATCCTCAGTATCAGGATTTACAGATGAGCCTTGCCCAGCGAGCCGCTGATCCGATGGCACAGCTTGCGGAATCAAATGCCATGCGAGCACAGGACTTTGGAGCACAAATGGCCGAGCGTCAGGCAGGTTCTGATATATCGATGCTTAATCGATTTGGTGCTGATATGACACAGGCTTATCGTTCATCCGATCCGCTCATGCAGGCTCGCGTGGAACAGGCTAATCAGATGGCCGACCAGGCATTTAGAGAGTCACAGATTCAGGACTTATCTCCTGAAATGAGAAGACGGGCGACTCAATCGGCTCGGGAGGGATTGGTGGCTCGAGGCAGGGACATGGATAATGCGGCAATCGCGGCCGAGGCGATGAGCAGGGAAGACTATTTACGGGACATAATTCGCGATAATCGTCAACAGGCACAAGGCTTAGGCAGTTATGCGAGTGGTTTAAATCGGGCAACCTCTGTCGATCCAATGGCTATGCTTAGAGGTGGCAGTAATTACACCCAGCAAGGCTTTGGCGAAAGGGCGGCTTTATTCGGCATACCGCAGGAGCAGTCAACCAGGATCAATCCGGATGCCGGAGTGAATATCGGATTACAGGATAACGCTAATCGTGCGAACTACCTGGCAAACACTTATGCGGCTCGCGAACAAGCGGCAAGCGGAATGGCGAGTGGATTGATGGGAGCCGCAGGTTCAATAGTAGGCGGCATGGCCTCAGGTGGTACAGGATTTTTTAAATAGGATAAAACTATGGCAATAGGAGATACAGTACAGGCAGGCTTGGGACGGATGGACTTCTCAGTCTTTCAGACAGCAGGGGCGGCACAGGCTCGAGCAAATGAGGCATTCGGAAATGCACTTGGTGATGCGGCCACCGCATACTTTGAAGGGAAGAAAAAGAAGGAGCAGAAGAATGCTCTAAAGGAATATCTCATGCGAAATGGTGCTAATGAGGAGGATGCAAATGCGATGACCAAATCTCCCCAAGCATTAGAGATGTTTAATCAGAAGCTTGCCCGTGACCAGCAGATGGACATCGCTAAGATGCAAGTCGCCGCTCAAAGGGCAGAAGGTGGTGCGAATAGAGCACAGAAGGCGGCTGAGATGGAAGGTCAACAAAAGAAAGAACAGATAGCTACAGATTTTAAACAAAAGTTGCTATCGGAAACAGTAGACCCAGCAGTACAAGCAAACTTTGAACAGGCACAACCAGGATTATTTGCATTGGGTGGCGATTCGACTCGGAGGAATCAATTTTTAGAGGCTCAAAGGGATCAGCAACCAAAAGTAATTGCTGGCGAACTTGGATCTTCTGATTTCGCGAGGTTTGCTCAAGATAATCAACTTGATCCCAATTTGGCCTATAATAGGTTTATTAAGCTACAAGATGCAGAGGCAGATTTAGCAGAGTCAAATAGAATAGACCCAAAAGATGCAATTGACCTTAAAAATAAGGAAGAGACAACAAGGCAATTATTTGACAAGCCATTAAACGATCTCAGTGCTAATTTCGATAAAAATAAACAAGTACAAGATTATAAAAATGTCGTTATATCTTATAATACGATAAGTTCAGCGGCAGAAAACCCGTCAGCCGCGGGTGACCTAAGTTTGATCTTTCAATACATGAAAGTTCTTGATCCTGGTAGTACAGTTAGAGAAGGAGAGTTTGCTAACGCACAAAATGCCGCAGGAGTGCCTGATCGAATTCGTAATTTATTTAATAATTGGTCAAAAGGGCAAAGGCTTGACGAGAATCAAAGGCAAGATTTTATTACCCAAGCTAAAAAAATAGTAGATGCTAGAGGTAAATCTATTGATCCCTTAATACGCCAAACTAGGCAGAAGTTTGACAGAACAATTAATAAGCAAAATCGAAATCTCGCACCCGATCAAGCTGACTTACTTTTTGAGGAGGTAATATTCCCTGATATAAGATTACCTCAAAACGCACAATCAAAAGGACAACCCCCTCAAAACCAAGGTTCCTCTCCACCGCCCTTTCAACCGACACAATTACCAGGTGGTGGAAGATTTACTCCGATAAGATAATGGCTAAGTACGAGATTAGTCACCCCGAGCTACCACAATTGCAAGGGATATTGGAATTGGATGATGGCGTAGAACCATCGGAACAGCATTTTTGGGAAGCCGCCAAGACAGTGGTTCGGCCATATGGTGCATCGCAATTATCAGACAACGCTAAAATCGCCGCATATAAAAATGGATTCTTCGATACACCAAGCACACCTATTCTTGATGTGGAAGATGATCCTGAGACAATTCAAAATGAAGAGCAACCTGGTATGCTCTCGAGTCTCGGAGACATGATCAGTAAGCTCGGCACAAGAATCGATCCATTAACATCTCCATACTCAAAAGTATTACAGTTAGACGATGAGCCTGTAGCTTACGATAAAACTGAAAACTTAGAGCAGTTTCGAGTGGCAGGAAAATATCTTTTCGGACTACTTGATAATCAGGAAAGTTTAAGCGATCTAGGTTTTGATCCAATTAGCGAGGCATTGAAGTACACAGGGATGCCTTTTTACGCTAAAAACAAAAATGCCCGTGGTCGGGTAAAAGCCGCCGCTATGGACTATGCCACGGATAATATTGAGGCATCGGCAGGCATGGGAATGGCAAGGGCATTTAAGACTCCTGAGTTTTTACTTGAGGGGGGTGCATACCTTGCAAATAAAATTACACTGGATGAGGAAGATGACGATGAAATCCTAGATTATGTAAACTCGGCCATCGGGTTTGATAAAGTAAATTCAGAGTATGAAACTGCCGCTGAATTAGCGGCATGGGTAATGGATAATCCTGTCGATGCAATAAAAAGCACAGTCGGAATTGAGCCTGAAAAAATGTCATTCAGTTCACAACTAGAGCAGGATATTCGTACAGGCTACCAGGAACCAAGTGAGGGTGTCGGTTTAGCATTTGAGATTGTCGGAGATCCATTAAATCTCGCAGGTGCTCCTGTAGCCAAGGCCGTAACCTCTCCAATGAGAATTGGGTTAAAGGGCAGAATGCTGAAAACACTTACAGATGTTCAGCAGAAAACAATGGAACTTTCAAAGTATCAAAACATACTTAAAAAGTTGCCGGATGATGCTTTGGTTAAAGGTAGGGTAGCACAACAGGCTGAAAGAGTTGCAGGCGAATTAGCAGAACAGCAAAAGATTTTACAGAAGTATGGTAGCAACTCGCTACACCTTCGACTTATGGGTAAAGCCTCACCCGAAACTCTCGGCAAGGTGGCGATGGAAACATTTGACCAGTCAACCGATGCCGGAAAGATGGGTATGTCATTAGTTCAGGAGGCGACAAAGGCATCCGATCAGATGAGCAAACTCCGTAGAGTTGCGAACACTGCGGCCAAACTCAATCCTGAGATTGCCGGTGCTACTGTGGGAGGCTTAGTGGCTGGACCTGTCGGAGCAGTTGCAGGTGCTACTATACCGACTGTCATAAAAGTGGCGCGACTTATATCCTTTATGCCTGAAAATGTGGCAACTCGTTATATTATAACGGCCGCACAAAATGCTGGTGAGGAGATAACCGAACAGGCGGCTCGCCAAAGATACAGAAGTTATAGAAACATGGTTGGCACTGCCTTGGGTCTAGGTTCTGCCGCAGGGTTTGCTATTGACTCGGATGCATTAGGTGGAGGAGCAGGTATAGCCGCACTTTCCACTTTACTTGGACCCAAAGCATTATCCCTGTTCGATAACATCGCAAGAGATGCCCGAGTAGTCGGATCAGAACTTACCCTTGCAAGAACAGGCGATCATACACCATTCTTCCGCAGACTTTCTATGCTCCCAACTCCCGATCAAGGACTCGCTGGAGCAACTATGGATAAATTTAATATCCTTATGAAACCTGGTCCTGAAGGATTAGTAAGTAGAGTAGGGGATGCTATTGCTCAAGGAGGTAAGGCATCAGCAAAGGAGGTAAATCCATCGGCACAACCTTTTAGGGTAGGACCAGGTGGAGAGAAGATCGGACAAGCCCCAACCATATCAGGTGCGACTCAAAAGGTTGCTAACTTTTTAGACAAAGCCGGACCCCTTGGTAGAATAGGATCTCCTGTTGAGTCTATGGGCAGATTTGCCACAGGCATGGCAGTCGGAGCGGCAATACCTTCAAGTATAGGCTTTGTGGCATCAGGAGGGCAGGCAAGTGGTGCTGTAGCTGGTGCAGTCATGTCAGCACCTTTCACTGCCCTCGGAACAGGTGCAGGAATGTATCAGAACTATAAGACCAAGGGCGACCTTTACGCCAAGCAGATAGGCGATATTCAATACTATCGTGAGCATTTAACGAAAAACGAAAGAGCAGAATTTGATGCCTTGCCGGCTAATATAAGAGCAAATGTTGCAGGCTACAGTTTATCCCATCCCGATGTTGTATTTAAACAGACAAACGAAGGGGAGGGGGGATTTAATCCTGTAACGATGGAGGTATCCTATAATCCTAATGGTACAGGATTTTTAAAGGGTACTATGGCACATGAGATTACGCACTTCATGGAAGTCCACGGACTTACTCCAATGGTTAATCGGATACTGTTTGGCGATCAAACGACCAAGACACCAGGTGAATTTGCATCCTACGATAAAGATGGAAACATCGTTTACACCGATGAGTTTATGCAACTTAGAGACATCTATATGGATCGTCTCCGAAAGGATACATCACTAGACCCCGATGCTGTTGCTGAATACGAAGCTAATCCACAAAAAATCGGCAGAGAAATATTTGCCGACCAGGGAGCCGATTTTCTTTTGACCGGCAAACGGGAGAAAGCACTCAACCAAGGACCAGTCGGAAAGCTGATGCAGGAAACTTTAAAAGGTATCACAGGCGTATCCTTTCTTCGAGACTTCCTATTAAAAATGAATCTCCCGCTCAATGCAGATGGAAAGTTTATCACATCGACAGACCTCTTTAAAGGTAAGCTCCGAAAGATCCCCGAGTTACAGAATGTAATAGAAAAATATTACAAGGATGTTCGAGGATTAAAGAAGGCACAGATTGAAGGTTCAGAATACACTGATCCCTTTACCGGCAAAACCCGCAAAGAAGAAGGCAAGAAACCAATCGATGATGAGTTTGAAACTTTATACTCAGTGGAAGATCAGAAAAACCCCAATGTGGTCGATAAACTAAACACTGGTGGAATATTTAAAAGTAATCCACAAACAGGAGAGATCGAAAAAGATGCACTAGGTAATCCAATTCGTATGACTAAAGGTGAGGCTGATAAAGTTTCACAGGCCGCCGGTGATCATGCCGCAGATGTATTAAAAAGAAATGGCGTAGAAGTCGAAACCAACGATAAAGGTCGGCCATTTGTTAAAGACTTACCAGCACTTAGCGAGGCAGTTATTGATCAACTCGCCAAAGGACCAATCCATCCTAGACAATTAGCCGCCCTTCGTGAAATCTCCCGAGCATTAAGAGCAGGAGACGGGGAAAGGGCAGGAATGCTTATCGGTTATTATGCCTCCACACAGGGAAGAAAAGCAAAGGCTGTACCATTTGCCATCCGTACAACCATGCCCTACGGATTTGAGCTAACCTCACAGGGTAACATCATGGTCCGCCTGCATGATGTCGATCAGATACAAAAGAATCTAAAATTCCTCAAAGGCGAGAAACAACCCAAGAAATTACCCAATGAACTTGTCGGAATGTACGATGAACTATTCGGAAACGACAATGCCGTTTGGGACGCATTTGCTCTGTATAGGCAGAACACGGCCAACGGCATTGACGGCAGAACAGGACTAGATGCCGATCCAGTTATCGCAAATAAGAAGTTAAACTTTCTAAATGCATTGCATGGAGGGATCACCAAGTCTCAAGTCGCTATGAATCCAGTTCTGAATGCAATCGGATATCAGATGGCAGGCATTAATAAAAAGAACAATCCATTCGGTCCAGCCACTAAAACATTCCGATTAGATCGAGTATTCAATGCACAACGA